AGAGTCTGATGAAGACGAAATGTTAGACGAAGAGTCTGATGAAGACGAAATGTTAGACGAAGAGTCTGATGAAGACGAAATGTTAGACGAAGAGTCTGATGAAGACGAAATGTTAGACGAAGAATCAATTGGTGAGTCGTACAACCCAAAGAAAGCGGTTAAACCTAAAGGTCTCGGAATTGGTAAAGGTCCAAAATTCTCTTACAAAACATCTGGTAAAGGTGGATTCAAAGAGGATAAAAAAGAAGGTCCTAAAACCATGGGAACAGGAAAAGCTAAATTCGAGTACAAAAAAGGTGCTAACATGGAAGGTAAATCCAAAATTGTAAAAGCTGAAACTAAAGAGGGATGGGGTTCTAAAAAACACGAATTCAAACGTAAAAAAGTTGATGGTGTTGAAAAGAAAGCTGGTGACGTAAAAGGTCACTACAAGGACTACGAAAAAACTGAAACTAAAGAAGCAGCTAGAACTTACGCATTTGGTTCTAAAGAAGGTAGAGGTCTCAGAAAAGGCGTTACCAACAATAGAAACTATGTTTATTCTAACAACGGAGTCAAAGTTGAATCCCTTGAAGCAGAAGTTAGTATGTTAAGAGAAAAAAATGAAGAGTATAGAAAAGCATTGAATGTTTTTAGAGAAAAATTAAATGAAGTTGCAATCTTCAACTCTAATCTTGCTTATGCAACTAGACTTTTCACAGAACACTCAACAACTAAAAAAGAAAAAATCAACATTCTTAGAAGATTTGATGGAGTTGAAACGTTAAAAGAATCTAAATCTTTATACAAATCAATTAAAGATGAACTTTCTAAGGGTGAATCAAAACCAATAACCGAATCAGTAGAAAACAAACTAAATAATACAGTTACTTCAGGTTCGGCTGTAAATCTAATCGAATCAAAAACTTATGAAAATCCTCAATTCTTAAGAATGAAAGATTTGATGAGTAAGATTAGATAAACAAATAAATAAACAAAAACTAAAATACTCAAAAATGGGAGCATTATTAGAATCAGGTCTTGTTGGTAACATCGGTCTTAAGCACCTTAAAGTTATCAAAGAAGACACAATCAGCAAGTGGGACAAATTAGGATTCTTAGAGGGTCTTAAAGGTCACTTGAAAGAAAACGTCGCTCAGCTTTATGAAAACCAAGCTAGCTATTTAATCAACGAAGCTTCAACTACATCTGATACAGGTGCATTTGAAACTGTGGTTTTCCCTATCGTTAGAAGAGTCTTCTCTAAATTGTTAGCTAACGATATCGTATCAGTACAAGCAATGAACTTACCAATTGGTAAATTGTTCTACTTTGTACCTAACATCCAAAGTTATGACCCAGCAGTAACTGGTTATAGTGAGCATTTCGCACCTTACGGAGCACCAAATGGTCCTGCATCACCAAACGAGGGTTACAACTATAATAATGGTAGAGACCTTTATGATAGATTTTATGAAGGTAGCGAACCAGCACTTGACCCACCCGGTCTTTTCGACTATTCTAAAGGTTCATTCACTGCGGTTACAGCACCAACAACTTCAGTTGTTACGGCAGCTTGGGATAACACTACATTGAATTTGGAACCTTCGGCTTACAATGCATCAACACCAATTCCTGGTAACACGGATAGAAACTTCAGAAAAGTTTTAGTTATTATGTCAGGTTTTGCTACAGACGGAGCTGGAAAATTGATTGGTCCAGACGGAAACCCAATCGATACTGAGTCATTCCTTTCAGATTTGACAATTAACCCAACTTCGGCTACTGCGGCACAACTCGGAAATGGAATTACTACATCTAGTAACATGTTGTTCAGAGTGGTGACTCAAAGATACGGTAAAGGTATCGTTCAGTACGGTGAAAATAACGCAACATCGGTCTGGCCAACAGATTTAACTGATGGTGGACAATACGATAATATTTGTACTGTAAATGGTCAAATCTACTTAGAGATTGACTTACAAGTTCCTACTTGTATCAATTGTAATGCTACTTCACTTGATGGTTACACAGGTTCAACATTCTCTTCTACAACTGCAGCTAACAATGCATTCACTGCATCATACAGATTGTATAAGAATTTAGAATTCGAAGATAAAATCGGTGAGGTTTCATTTGACCTTATGTCAGTAACAGTATCTGTAACTGAAAGAAAATTAAGAGCTCAATGGTCTCCAGAAATGGCACAAGACGTTGCAGCATTCCACAACATCGATGCTGAGGCTGAATTAACAGCTTTATTGTCTGAGCAAGTTGCGGCTGAAATCGATAGAGAAATCTTGAGAGACCTTAGAAAAGGTGCAGCATGGGACTTGAGATGGGATTACAACGGATGGAAGAGATTAGGTTCTAACGCTGTACCTTATACTCAGAAAGACTGGAACCAAACGCTTATCACAGCAATTAACCAAATTTCGGCTCAAATCCATAAGTCTACTTTAAGAGGTGGTGCTAACTGGATTGTTGTATCTTCTGAAATCAGTGCAATTTTTGATGA